TCCGGCGTAATCTCTTCCGGCACCAGATCGGCAAAGTCGCTCAGGTCCGCTGCGCCGCCGACCACTTCGGCCATCTCGGCACGCAGGGCTGGGCAAGTCGCCTTCGCCTTGCAGAACTTGCACTGCTTCTCGCCGGGTGCGAGATCTGCGTCAGGTGACCGCACCTTGTCCGCTGCGCCGCGTACCTCATCGGCGAACTTCAGCAGATCCTCAACGGACAAGCTGTGCTCGCTGACGTGGTTCAGGCGCGGCTGGTGGATGACCATCGTGACCGTGTCAAAGTCGGCGACAAGGTCGTACTCGTTCAGCGCGCCCAGCGCGTAGAGCATGAGCTGCGGATTGTCGCCCGCATCGACCCTGACGCCCATGCCGTACTTCAGGTCAACGATGATGATCTCGTTGCCCTTGATGATGATCGCGTCGGACGTGCCGCCCGCGCCTTCCTCACCGGTCAGGTGGCCGATGCCGACCCGCTTCTCAACCAGAAGCTCACCGCCTTCGGCGTACTCACGGACCAACTTCATGTAGTCCTTGACGTGGTCGACCATGGTCTGGTCGATGGTGAAGTCGAAGCCGTCAACGCTGGCTGGCTTGCCAATCATCAGCGCGGGGTCTGCGCCGCTTATGAGGCACTCTGACGCAAGTTCGTGCGCCACTGTCCCCTCGGCAGCAAATTCACTGCTGCTGTCGGGATACTCGGCCTCAAGCGCCACGCTGCCGGGGCAGGCCATCCAGCGGTGTGCGCCGGACGGGCTTAGTTTGGCGTGGACGCTCACTTGCCCAACGCCTCTTGCATGAGGGCGACCAGTTCGGGCAGCAGGGCTGGCTCGATCTGAGATGCCTTGGCCACACCGAAGCGGGACAGCAGCTCTTCCATGACTGGCTTGCCGCGCGCCGTAACGACCTTGAGGATCAGCGGCCGCACGTCGGCTTCAATGTCGAGCGTGGCGATTGGCAGGTCAACGACTTCCAGCTCTTCGTCTTCAGAGACCGATGCCGCAGGGGCAGGGGTAGAAAAGGTCGCCGTCGTCGTTGGCTGGCTCTCGGAGACCTCGGCAACTGGGGCACTCTTGGGGGCCGGAGTAGGGTCCACGGGTGCGGCTTCGGCGACCTCCGGCATAACCTCTGCTTTTTTGGGCGGGGTTTTGCGGGCTGGCGTATCGTACACCGTGATAGTGTTTTGCAGGCTGGCACCGATGGCCAGCAGCTTGTCGGCCACTTCGCCGATGCTGTTTCCTGTTACTTCGATCTTTATCATCTATCAGTTTCCTTTTTTCAGTTCTTCAATAGTTTCGTCGCGCGTACTGAGCATAAGCTCAAGCTCGTCGATTTTCTGTTGCAGCTCGTAGATCTTGTCGTCGAGGTGGTTGACGTCGCGTTCAAAGTCGGCCGCACGCTCCTTTGCCTCCTCGAGCTGTTCGTCAAATTCGAACTGCACTTCTGCAAGACGCTCGGCCAGCACGACGGCCAGCTCGGCGTTGGGTCCGTACTTCCCTTCCTCGAAAAGTTTGGTGTCATCGCACGTGCGGTAATAGTTGCGGTCTAAAAGTTCCATGGTTCTGCTCCCTGTTGCTTTGCCAGCTTGCGCGCCTCGCGCTTGCCGGACACGGTGAAGGCGGCCACGTTCGAACGGCGTCCGTCCGCGATCCGGTTGATGTAGAGGGTTGGCGGGTACCGGTTGGTACCCGACGTGTATTCTGCGGCTAAAATCATGCCTTCCTCGCTACGACCTTGACGGTCGTGTAACCCTTGGTGACCTTCTGGTTCTTGCTGAACCAGCGTCCGTCAACGCCCAGCTCGCGGAGCTTGGCTTCGGCTGCCTTGGCATCGAGCGACGAACGCTCGGCGACGGTGGAGACGGTGGCACGGAATGTGTTGCCGTCCACTGCGGCCTCGCCGCCATTGACGAGGATGCCGATGAGGTTGGCCTCGATTGCCTTCAGTTCGGCGATCTGAGCCTTGATGTCGCCCAGACGGTCAACGACCGAACCGGCGAGGTCGATAGTATTAAATTGAGTAGCCATTTGTATTTTCCCTTTCGTGTTGTTGGTCACACGGCTCTAAACTAGCTGGTTGCAGGGGTCAACCCCCTAAATGCAAAAAATTACATGTCCGTTCTTTATTTCGATCAGCGGGTCTTTGCGCTTGGCCAGCGACTGGATTGCACGCTCCAGATCGCGGCGGCGCAGGTCGCGCTTCGGAGGCTCTGGCTTCGTCATGGCGGCGAGGCACTTGTCGAACAGCTCGGACATAGGTGCGCGTTCGACGCCCTCGTACTCGCTCTCGATGATCTCAAGCACGTGGCGCTCCTTCGGGCCAAAGCGCTGGGCCTTGGGGCCGATCTCCTGAACCACCGGCACAGGCACGTCAGCCTCAACGGCAACGCAGCTCGTGATCGCGTCGCCATCGGCGTCAATGCCGACAACAACGGTCTCCAGACGGAAGCCCCACTTCAAACCGTCGTCGCCGTCCTTCATCTTGGTGACGCGTATTTCGCGGGTGCCGTTCTCGTACTTCAAGACCTCATGCTCGGCGTCAGCCGCCGCACGCTTGCCTGACCAGCCACGCACGCCCTTCGACGCGTCCTTACCGCTGTGGTCGACCATCATGATCAGAGCCTCTGTCGCGATCTCCAGTGCGCGTGCGTTGCCCAGCGCCAGACCGACGTCCTCGGAGCTGTTCTCGTTCGCGCCCGGCGTGACCTGCGCCATCGTGTCAACGATGATGACGTCCGCGCCGCCGGATGCGGAAATGGCCCCAGCCAGATCGGTCACGTCCTCGGACAGCAGGAAGTTCGGCGGCACAGTCAGCAGGCCGATGTCAACCTCGTTGGGGTCGATGTCGTAATAGTCTGCGTACGCCTTGAGGCGCTTGCTCATGCCCTTGCCACCCTCGGCGGCCACGATAAGGACGCGGCCCCTCTGGGTGCGGTTGCCGCGCCACGCAACGCCGCGCGCAATGGCATAGGCCATGTCTATGGCCACGAACGTCTTGCCTGAGCCTGACGCGCCGAACAGCACGACGAGGCCCCTGTCGGGCAGCACGTTCTTAATCCGCCAGCCCCCCGGCTGTAGCACAACGCTGGCCGCCAGCGACGTGATAGGGAAGCGGCCGGTGTAATCTTCGGGCGTAAACATGCCCAACGTAGGCGTGGCGGCAACCGTGCTCATTGCTGCGCGCAAGTCGTCAACAGTTGCCGCCAAGGTGGGGCGCGGGGTGGGTGACGCGCCTGCCTCCTTTGCCATCTTCAATACAGACGCCATGGTCACCTGACGGTGGCCCGAACCCTTGCGGCGTTCGAAGCTGTCCCACTGTGTCCGTAAACCTTCTTCGCTCGGATACTTCGACCCGTCCGAGGACCAGTCGTTCCAGATCTCAAAGCCTGTGTCGTCGCCGTCGCACTCGTGGTGCAGGGCCATGCCGACCCTGATCCAGTCCTCGCGTGACATGTCCGCGTCGAGCACGGACAGCAGCTCTTCCATCTGCGATACGGACAGGCCGATCTTCGGCTCGCGTCCGGCCATGAAGTCGTCGGGGTCAGCCTCGCGCTGCTGCGTCGCGGCAAAGCGCGCCGCGCAGAGCGGTGCGACCAGCGTGTCCAGATCGGCCACGGTGTCCTCAAGGCCGAGGATGTCGGTGTACGGCATGGCGTTGCCGGTGAAGGTCACAAAGCCGTTGCTGGTGAATACTTCAAAGCCGTAGGGGTTGCCTTTGCTCTCTGACTTACGGTTGCCGTAGGAGCCGCGCACGAAGGCGCGGATGCCCTTGCCGCTCGGGCTATACTCGGCGTAGGTCTGACTGGCGATCTGCTCTATCTCTGGCGGCAGCTTACCCTGCGCGTCGACGCAGTTGTCGAAGTCAAGCGCCGTGATGCCGAACTCGGGCATGAGCGCCAGACCGACGCCGGTGAAGCCACGCCGCGCTGCCGCGTCGCGGGCTGCGGCGAAGGTGGTCATGCGGCCACGGTCGTCTAAGCCGCCCTGCTTGCCGTGGCGCTTGCCGCCGTCGGCGTAGTAGGGCACCTTCAGCGGCTTGCCGTTTGGGTTGTCGGGATCTTGCTCGAACCGCCAGATAAGCCAGCCCTGTAGCTCCCGCAGCTCGGCGGGTGCCAGCACGGACGTGTTGTGTGGTGTAATTGGCTGTACGTTGCCCATGGGCGGTCCCTCCTCGCTCATGGTTTAGTTAGATGCAAAGAGAGCGGCAAGCTCTGGCTTAAACAGCTCCACGCGCGGAATGTCAAACAGCTTCTCGATCTCCAATGCGCGCTGGGACGGCACCCAGCCCTTGCGCAGCCAGACGTATACCGCCTGATGCGATACGCCGAGCTTTGCGGCGAGCGGATTTGCGCCGCCCGCGATGTCTATGGCCCTCTGGATGCCTGTCATTTCAATCTCCATTATGCGGCCAGCTTCTTGCCGATGCGGGCCTCAACGGCGTGCCGCAGCATGAGCGGCGACGTGATCCAGATCTTGGACACGGTGCGGTAGCGCTGCGTGAGCTGGCTCAGTTCCAGATCGGCCTGCCGCAGTTGCTCGGCCAGACGGTCGCGCTTGACCAGTGCCTTACGGGCGTCGGAAAGGACACTGTCGATAGTGTCGGTCATTTGTACGTCTCCCCCTTGGGGCCGATGCGGCCAGTCTCTGGGTTGCGGAAGTGGCCTTGCAAGATCAATTCCTCGGCGTTGTCAAGCTCGTCGCAAAGATCCGCGATAATACCCTCAAGCTCTGCAATTTCCTCGTTTGCGCGGCGCAGTGCGCCCCACGGATTGATAATGTCCCACATGTCAGTTCCCCTTCAGCGTGTAGTAGATGGTCCAAATGGTGAATGCGAATGCCGCGATAAGCGCGATGTTTATAAGTGTGTGTAGCATTGTGTATATCCCTTCGTCCGTTGCAATACACTAGTTGATTGCGGATGCAATATCCCTACGGCAAAATAATTGATGACTTCGGCTGCGGGGCCTCTCCGCGATGCAGATTGTCCTCGATGCTCTCGATGATGCCGGACACAAAGCCGCTGGCGAAACGCAGGGTGCCGATGTCCGCAGGCGCTGCGGTGCGTGCGGCGACGTCTATGCCGTTCTGCATCGTTGTCAGCATCTCAATGACGGCGGCCTTCTCGGCCTCGACCGCCTCTGTTACCTTCTTGCTCATGTTCATTTATCCCGTCTAAGTTTAACCATGGTGCCGTCGATGTACTGAATGTCGTACGCATACTCGACGGCGGCGATCTGCTGGGCCTCTGTCATGGGGCCGTGCGTCTTGCCTGTCGCCAAGATGGCGGCGCACAGATCCTTAGAGCCAAGGGTGGCCGCCAGCTTAAAGTCGGTGTCACACTTGATTGACACGGACATTTCCCGCTGCGTCACGCTGTAAGCTCCGCGTCGAGCAGCGCCACAACGAACTCTTCGACTGTCGGCTGGCCGTGCCACTCTTCGAAGTCGTCGGCGCACTCGCCGCGATAGTCGTTGGAGCGCTCCCACATATACTCTTCGCGGATCAGCTCCAGCTTGGCTTCGTGCTCGAGCGAGAACTCGTCGTCCGTGCGAAAGTGTGCAAGGATCTGCGGGAGCAGTGCCGCAACGCGTTCGTCTTTGGTCCAGTTGATCATTTTGTAGTCCCTTCGTTGTTGGTGAGACAGTTCCTAAACCAGTTCGTTGCAGGTGTCAACAGGCTCATCCAACGTACGCAATCTAATGTATGCGCTTTACTGCATGCACTTTAATGCATGCACTATGGTGCTATGGTCGCGGTCCATCACCCGGCCGATCTCGGTCGTTGAGAAGCCTTTCTGTCGGAGCATCAGGATGCACAGGCGGCGCACGTGCACCAGATGCTTCGTCCGTGACTTGCCGAGGATGTCCTCGACTGTGTAGCCGTGCTGCTGCGCGATGGCGTCAATCGCGGCGAGGTTCTTCTCTCTGGGTGTCATCCCCACCAATCCTCTTCCATCTCTTCGCGCTCTTGCTCGGTTACCGGGGGCTTTGTCGCGATCAGGTAGGTCGTGAGGATCGCCAGCCCGATGATTATAGCGAATAGCGGTGTGTTGTCGGTCATTTGCCGCGCTCCCGCATGGCGACATCGAAGTCATGAGCTGCGGTGCGCATGTACTGCCCGATGAATACGGCGGCGGCTTGGGGTTCGTCCTCTGCCGATTTGCCGAAAATAAACTCAAAGGCTACTGATGCTTCGTATGCGTACAGGCGGGCCGTCATGTGGGCCTGCTTCATTGCGTCGTCTGGGGTGTACATATAAATTCTCCTTTGGTGTTGTGTCAGCGTAATCTGGTTATAAAAGTGACGCCGTTAATCGTGCGGCACTTGAATGTCTTGCCGTTGCGGATGCCATACTGGCTGGCGTTGCGGGTGGTGCGTTTAGCCAAGCCGGGCTTGTCGGCTGGCATGGTTGCCACCTCGCCGACCTCCAGCGTGCCCATCGGGTAAATCATCGGGCGCGCCATTATTCGCAGTTCCAGACTTGTGTTGAGGTCATGATGTCGGTCGGCCATCCGGTGTCCTCGGTGAAGCTGCGCTCCTCGAACAGCAGCATGTTGGTGGGCCTAATCAGCAGGCGGTCGCCCTCGGTTCTCATAAACATAAATTCCTTCGATTGTTCTGGCGCTGCGCTGAACCCGTCGCCGTGCGGGCAAGCGGTGAACAGGCAGGTCGCCCGGTTGTCGGTGCCGTCGTAGCGTGCCTCGAGATCCGCCAGATAGTCGTAGCGGATGACATCGAACTCTGTGCCGTAGCAGTCCCAGACCTGTGCATCTTGCAGTGACCATAAAAGCTCTGGCCACGCGTTGAAGGCTATCGCATGCGGTGGCACGTTGCGGTAGACCGCGCCGCACTCGAGCATGACGTGGCAACCCCAAGCACGGTTCGGCTCAGACCGTATGGCGAACCAGACGGCTGGCTCGAAGCCCTCGCCGTCCTTGCGTATGAACGCGCTGTCGACGTGGACGTAGAGGTGGTGCGGTAGGTTGCGGCTGGCCATTATTCGTCCCTCGCTTCGATCATGGCGTCGGCGATGCGGTATACATATCTGGCAGCATAAATGTCAAAGGGCGTTGAACTACCGGCCAGTCGCCCAGCAAGCGCCTGCCCGGCGAAGTAGTCGCGCAGGGTCATGCCGTCTTCCCACCCCTCACAATTTTCGGGAAAGGCTATTGGAAATGCGTTCATTGTGTTTCTCCTTAGATTGATAATTCAAAGGGTAGGAACTCTACCCAGTTCTTGGCGGCGTTGCCCGATATGCCCAGCGCCTCACCACACTCTTTCCAAGTCGAGCCTTGCCTGCGCATAATGACTATGCGTCGCAACGCGGCACCGTCTCTGGGCCTTCTGTGGTGCGGGCAACTGAACTGGCGGTAGTTGCGTCCCCGAAGCCACGCCTCGTAATCGGCCACAGGCGCAACGGGCTTGGCCTGCATGGCGATCCGCCGACCGTTGTGTGGCACGGACACGATAGTGCCATGCTTGGCAACACTGGCAGGCGAGCTGTAGATCTTGTTGGCGCGGTACATGTTGCCGATGTCCCCGTTACGCATCTCGGTCAGGCGGCGCGGTGGCATGGCTCAGTCCTCCCCGCCGCAGGTGTCGCAGACGTCCGGCAGCTCAATCTCGACCGTGAAGCCTGCCTTGCGCAGGACGCCGACGGTCAGGCGCGATGTCACATTGAGGGAGCGGTCGAGCGCCTTGGCCAGATCCTTCTTCGTCTCGCTGTGGCTGCGACGCTCGCGCTCCAGCTCGGCGGCGTGCCGCTCGACCTGCTCGATCAGCCGGTCGATCTTCCACTGAAGCTCCTCTGGGCCACCCTCGGGTGTGTCCTCGGTGATGGCGGTCACGATGCCTTCTCCTGTTGCTGGATGTGCAGTGCCTCGTCGAGCAGCTCCTCACGCAGTGCGTGCAGTGCGGACAGTCGATCGAAGTGCAGCTCGCGGTCGGCGATGCAGCGGTCGTAGTGGCCGGGGTAGTCGCGGCCGTTGGGTGCAACCTGCTTGAGCGCGTCGATCGCCTCAAGCAGCAGGTCCATCGCGTTGCGGCGGGCGTCGATGAGATCGAAGGCGCTGCTGCCGTTGATGTTAAGGATTGGTCGTATCATGGTGTGATCCTTTCGTTGTTGGTCTGGTCGTCTGTAAACAGTTTGAGGGCTTGGTCAAGCGGTTAAACTTGAGCGCCGTTGACGAACGTCTCGACGAGAGGCTCCTCAGTCCAGCGGCGGTCGATGGTGCGGTAGGCGCAACTCTCGTGCTCGCTCAGGGAGATGGCGGCACCTGCGGCCATCGTGGCGTAAGCGAAGCGGGCGACTAGCTCCCACTTGTGGGTGGCGGTGCATTTGCATTCTAAGTCGATAAGCATGTTGGTGTTCCCTCTTGTTGGTGGGGGCCGAAGCCCCCTGTTGGTAATTAAAGCGCGCTGTCAGAAGCGCGGCGGAAAGCCCACACGTCGATGTCGGCAACCCGATAGCCGGGAAACTCAATCGCTGAACCGTCGATGATCTTATAAGCGATGTCGGCTTCGGCAGCATACGGGCAATCAAAACGGTGGCTGTTGCCGAACTGAACCGAGAGATCACCCTTCTCAGGGTGACGCAGCGTTACAGCAGCCGACCAAGTATAGATGGTAGGTGTGGTAAAAGCGGCGTGGATGGCGGCGGTCTTCATTTTGTGTACCCTTTCTTGTGTTGGTCCGATTATCTATAAACACATTTGAGGGCATGTAAAGCCCTCATACGTAAAAAATTACACATGTTACATTTGTTTGCAATCACTAGGTTTACACCATGCACCATGACGCACCATGGGACATCATGGGTCGTGGTCCAAGTACCAACCCATGAGAGTATACCCCTTTAGGGGTACTCATGGTGTGGGACACGTGGGACATGGCGTGGAGCAGGAAATGTCATGGGTCGGAAATGGTGAACCTCGTCCCGTACCACCAGTCCCGTGGAGCACGTGGTGCAGATGGTGCGGGTCAACTTGTAGTTTTTTGCAGGTGGCATAGTCGGACATGATTGCCGTCGCGCTTTGGGTCTGTCGGCATAAAAGTAGCTGCGCCCCTTGCGCTGCGTGTCGGCTGGTGTTATTTGGGCGACGTGACTGGTAGCACTGTGTAAACGAACGGAGCATGCAGACGATGCCGTATCCGGCGAAGAAGAACGATAAGTTGATAACGGAGGTGCTTGAGCGCCTGTCGCTTGGCGAGACTATGACGTCGATCAGCCGCGACTTGAAGTTCAGCCCGATGTCGTGGAGCAGGTGGCTCGACGAAGACGAAGCGTTGGCGTCCGCGCACACGCGAGCAAGAATGGCCGGTGCGGACGCAGTCGCAGACCACGTCATGGAGATCGTCGACACGCCGCCCGAGCGGCACGAAGGCAAGATCGACAACGGCTCGATAGCATGGGCGCGCAACCGCGCCGAGTATCGCCTGAAGCTGCTCGGCCACTGGCGGCCGGACAAGTACGGCACGAAGACCACCACCGAGATCACCGGCAAGGACGGCAAAGAGATCAACCTCATCGACGCGCAGGAACTGGCGCTGCGCCTCGGCGAACGCCTTCGCTCATCGAAGCGTGACGCCGAATGAAGCTCGCCCTAATCGTCAACCCGTGGCGTCGCATCCGCGAACTTGAGACCGCAGCCAAGCATCACGCGACCGAGCAGTATGCGCTCAACCACGCGCTGCATCTGGCCAACGAGCGTTACGACAAGATCCGCGCAGCCAACGCCGAGCTGCGCGAAACCCTGACGCTCTACCGCAATGCTTGACGCCCTCGACCCTGCGGTCGTCACGACACTGCCGCCCGAGCTGCGGGTCTATGTCGACTGGCAGGAGCGCTGGTCACGCACGGCGCGGCCGAACCAGATACCAAAGGAAGACTTCAGCGAGTACGGCTTCATGGCCGGGCGCGGCTTCGGCAAGACACGCATCGGTGCCGAGTGGCTCGGCGCGAGGGCGGCCGAGGTGCCGAACACCTATTGCGCCGTGATCGCGCCGACCTACGCCGACGTCAAGCACACGTGCTTCGAAGGCGAGAGTGGCCTGCTCAACGTCATACCCGAAGCACTCATCAAGCGATACAACAGCTCCGACCTCGTGCTCGAAATGAAGAGCGGCACGATGCTGCGCGGCTTCACGTCCGAGAAGCCTGCGCGACTGCGCGGTCCGCAGCACGAGTTCATATGGTGCGACGAGCTGGCCGCGTGGCAGAACGCCGAAGAGACATGGGACATGGCCATGATGGGCCTGCGTCTGGGCAAGGCACCGCAGGTGGTCTGGACGACAACGCCGCGCCCAGTCGAGCTGGTGCGCAAGCTGATCGTGCCGAAGGCTGGCCGCGTCATCATCTCCGGCGCGACGTTCGACAACAAGGATAACCTGCCCGACCGGTTCTTCGAGCAACTCGAGCAGTACGAGGGCACGACCATCGGCCGACAGGAACTGTACGGCGAGCTGATCGACCCGAGCGAGAACGGCGTCATCAAGAAGAGCTGGATGAAGCTGTGGCCCGCGAAGAAGCCGCTGCCCGCCTTCGACTGGATCATCATGTCACTCGACACCGCGTACACCGAGGCGACCCGCGACCGGAAGAGCGGCGACGCCGACTACACGGCGTGCAGCGTCTGGGGCGTGTTCCAACACGACAGCAAGGGCTACGCCCTGCTGCTCGACTGCTGGCAGGAGCAGCTCGGCATGCCCGACCTGATCAAGCGCGTGAAGAAAGAGATGAACACGGCGTATGGCGATGACCAAGACGTCGCGATGATCAAGCCCATGTTCGGCAGCACGAAGCCGCTGACATCTGGGCGCAAGCCAGACATCCTACTGATCGAGGACAAGGGGAGCGGCATCAGCTTGAGACAGATGCTCGAACGCGAGGGGATACTGGCGCACGCCTACAACCCCGGTCGAGCAGACAAGCTGGCGCGCCTGCACGTGGTCAGTCCCGTGTTCGCACGGCGCAGGGTGTTCCTGCCGGAGAGCGACAAGTTCCCCGGCAAGCCGCGCGTCTGGGCCGACCCGCTGGTGGCGCAGCTATGCAGCTTTACCGGCAAGGGTAGCATCAAGCACGACGACTTCGTGGACAGCACGACGCAGGCCATGCGCCTGATGATGGACAAGGGAATGCTCGGCTCTCTCGTCGACAAGCGGCAAGAGATGGACAAACCACCGCCGAAGGTGATACAGAACCCGTACGGGCAATAAGGATTAGGCAATGATCGAAGACGAAGAGATGATGGAAGGCGAAACCGTTGAGTTCGACGGCGAGGACGTGTCCGACGTTGAGGACACCGAAGACGGCGGCGCTATCGTCACGCTCGACGAACCCGGACCGGCCGCAGGCGACAGCGAGTTCTACGACAACCTCGCAGAGACTATGCCCGAACCGGACCTAAAGTCACTGGCGTCGAAGTTCCTCGAACTGATCAGCAAGGACAAAGAGGCGCGCAAGAAGCGCGACGAGCAGTACGAAGAGGGCATCCGCCGCACTGGTCTGGGCGACGACGCCCCCGGCGGCGCGCAGTTCAACGGCGCATCGAAGGTCGTCCACCCGATGATGACCGAGGCGTGCATCGACTTCGCGGCACGCGCCGTCAAAGAGCTTCTGCCACCGCAGGGTCCGGCAAAGGATCTGATCGAGGGCGAAGTCACGATTGAGAAGATCCAGAAGGCGAAGCGCAAGACAGCGCTCATGAACTGGCAGCTCACCGTGCAGAGCCAAGAGTTCCGCTCCGAGCTTGAGCAGCTCATGACGCAGGTGCCGCTCGGCGGCGCGCAGTACCTGAAGATGTCGTGGGACGAGGCGCGCAACCGCCCCGGCTTCCTCGCCGTCATGATCGACGACATGTACCTGCCCTTCGCGGCGACCAACTTCTACACCGCGCAGCGCAAGACGCACGTGCAGTACCTGACGCAGCTCGACTATGAGATGCGCGTCGAGAGCGGCATGTACCGCGACGTTGACCTGTCGCCGGTGGGCCTTGAGCCTGACCGCTCGGCGGCCGACATCGCCAACGACAAGATCGAGGGCCGCACCGACACGAGCTACAACGAGGACGGTCTGCGTACTGTGTTCGAGTGCCACGTCATCGCCGACGTCGAGGGTAACGGCAACGCGCCGTACATCATCACCATCGACAAGCCATCGAGCAAGGTGCTCGCGATCTACCGCAACTGGGACGAAGAAGACGAGAGCCGCGAGCCACTAGACTGGTTCGTCGAGTTCCCGTTCATCCCGTGGCGCGGCGCGTATCCAATCGGCCTGCCGCACATGATCGGCGGCCTGTCCGCCGCCGCGACCGGCGCGCTGCGCGCACTGATGGACAGCGCGCACATCCAGAACATCCCGACGATGCTCAAGCTGAAGGGCGGCACACGCGGCGGCCAGTCGCTGAACATCCAGCCGACGCAGGTCGAAGAGATTGAGGGTGGCCTCAACGTGGACGACGTCCGCAAGCTGGCCATGCCGATCCCGTTCAACCCGCCGTCGCCGACCCTGTTCCAACTGCTCGGCTTTGTGGTCGACGCAGGCAAGGGCGTGGTCCGCACGTCGATGGACAACCTCGCCGACCAGAACCCGAACGCGCCAGTCGGCACGACGCTCGCCCTGATCCAAGAGGGCATGACCGTGTTCTCCTCGATCCACGCACGTCTGCACGGCTCAATGGCGCGCACGCTGCGCATCCTGCACCGCCTCAACGCGATGTATCTGGACGACGATGACGTGAAGCACGAGGTCGGCGAAGTGCTGGCCTCACGCGCAGACTTCGAAGGGCCGATGGACGTCGTGCCTGTGTCCGACCCCGCGATCTTCAGTGAGGCGCAACGCTTCGCGCAGGTGCAGGCCGTGTCGCAGCGCGCCGCTGCGCTGCCGCAACTGTACAACCAGCGCAAGGTCGAGGAGCGTCTGCTTGAGACGCTGCGCGTGCCGAACCCGAGCGACCTGTTGGTCGCACCGATGGAGCCGACGGCGCAGAACGCGGTGAACGAGAACGTCGCGGCCACGATGGGCCGACCGATTGTCGCCTTCCCCGAGCAGGACCACATCGCCCACCTCAAGACGCACCTTGCGTACATGACGAACCCCGCGCTCGGCGGCAGCCAGCTCATCGCGCCAACGTACCTGCCGGTGGTGCTGGAGCACATCAAGGAGCACCTTGCGCTGTGGTACGCGTCAACCGTGCTCGATCTGGCCGAGGAGACGTCCGGCATCGACATCAGCGACGACATGAAGAACCTCAAGAGCGACGAAGACAAGCGCGCGTTCGACCGCATGCTTGCCGAGGCGTCGCAGACTGTGGTCACCGACGCGACCGAAGTGTTCGCGGCGCTGCCGCCTGTCATCGCGCAGGCCATGACGATGATGGAGCAGCTCGCGCCGAAGCCGCCGCAAGATCCGCGCACGGCACTCGAGGGCCAGAAGATGCAGGCGCAGATGCAGCGCGATCAGGCGCAGATGCAGATGGACGCGCAGAAGATGCAGATGCAGGTCCAGAAGGACCAGACGGCCATGCAGATCGAGGGCCAGAAGCTGCAGGCCAGCGCGGCGGAAAGCCAAGCCGAGATACACCTTCAGGCACAGAAGCTACAGATCGAGCAGCAGCTCGAGCAGATGAAGCAGGACCGCGAGGACGCCCGCAAGTCGGCCGAACTCAACGCCCGCATGACCATGAATGCACAAGACAATCAGACAGCCATGCAGCTTGCGCAGGCCGAGATCATGTCTGGCGAACGCATCGCGGTGTCGACAGGCACTGGGATAAACCCGAACCCATAAGGAACTTATTATGGCAAACAATGCAACAACCGCGACACCGAAGGGCACAACCCCGAAGGCGAGCGACAAGTCCATCCCCATGCACAAGAAAATGGCTATGGGCGTCATGCCTCATCCGGTTAAGTCACCCAAGACACCCGCATGAGAATAGAGACCCTCCTCCAACGTCTCGAGACAGAACAGGCAGCGATGGCTGTTGAGACGTTGGAGAGGCCGTCCGGCAAGACCGAGTTCGATTATGGACGCGCCGTTGGCATGTACGCTGGATTGCAGCGGGCCAAGGAAATCCTGATCGACATGGTCGCGGAGGACAACAAACGTGAATTTTAGGAGCACACATGCAGATAAATGGAAACAGCGTCGAGTTTAGTTACGACGGTCTCGACGAGGCATTCCCACCCTGTGACGCAGGCGTGAGGCCGTTCGGCTCTCGCGTACTGGTACAGATCCGTACACCAAAGACGAAGACGAAGGGTGGCATCATCCTGACGGGCGACGTCCGCGAGACGGAGCATTACAACACGCAGGTCGCTAAGGTCATCGACGTTGGCAGCCTCGCGTTCAAGAACCGCAACACAATGGAACAGTGGCCCGAAGGGTCGTGGTGCGAAGTCGGTGACTTCGTCCGCGTGCCCCGTTACGGCGGCGACCGTTGGTCGGTAAAGACCGATGATGGAGATGAGGCCATCGTCGTAATCTTCAACGATCTTGATTTGGTGGGCAAGGTCACTGGTGACCCGCTTGCCGTCAAGGCATTCCTCTAGGAGCATGAATATGGCTGACAACCAACTGACAGAAAATGACGGTGAAGACGAGTTTGAAATCATCGA